GTTGTGGATTTTGGTCTGGCTTGTTACTAAGTTTATTTTTTATGTTTCCATTTGATTCGGCAAATACCTTGGGATATTCTCTTTATGAACTAGGCAAAAATTTCGCAAGCGGTTGTGCTGTATCATTACTGTCTGTTTTCTGGGCAAGCATGATGCTTTTAATAGAATCAAAAACGGTTGTCTAAAATGGATGAGTCAGTTTTTTGGTGCGCTACTTGTCACAAAAAATATACATTAGATAAAAATTGTTTGGGAATTGTTGCCAAAAGTATTATGCAGAAAAAGCCACCTTTTATGGATTACGATGAACAAGATAAAGTCATTGAACCAAAATTTACGCCACAAGATGTAATTTATAAATGTCCGATATGCGGTTTTACTTTAAAGGAGATCAAAGATGAGCAATCAAGTTACAGTTAGCGATATTAAAGAAGCATTAAAAAATGAAGAATTTCGCAATGCTCTTCCAGCACAGTTGCAGGATGATGTTCAAAAATTCCTGAGCAATCCAAATTGTTCATGCAACATGAAGATTTATCAAAGAATCTTACAAGAAGCGGAAACAAATGTAAAAGCATTCTTCCCTAGTAAAAGCATAGTTTCTCATCAACATGTGATGGAAACCGTCATGCAGAATAATTGGACAGTAATAAATTGTAATATTAATAATCTTGAAGAAGAACTTAAAAAGTTGAAAACTGGCAGGAAACAAATTACCATGGGGCGTTTTGAAGATCAAGTAACGGTTATCATCAATGAATTAGAGATGGTCTACTGAAATAACGGATGTGTTAGAAAGCACATCCGTTATTTTATTAATCATTTCATTTGGATAGCTTGTATATTTCTTCAGACAAATAGGCAGCCCATCATAAACATTTCTTTTGCTGCCATATTCCATCGCATTTTCATATGCCCTAATTGCCTCTATATTTCTTTTCTGGTGAACTAAAAAGTCTCCAAGAAGGCACCAGCCCTCGGAAAATTCCTTGTGTCTATTAATAAATCTGGCCAAATACAATTGTGCTTTTTGATAATTATTTAATTTAAAAAAGTATGTCATAGCCATGTAATATTCTAAATATGGATCATCATATTTTGTGTTTTCAAAAATATATTTTTCAGACTCTACTACAAACTTGCCATACTCTTTATTTTTAAATAAAATTTTAAAATTATTATTTTTAATAAAAGGAGTATCTAGGTATTTATTAGATTTAATTACGCAAGGACTGCCATGTCTAGGTAGTTCTGGGTAAATTCTGTTTTCCAATGTCATCCAATTGCCATCAGACACAAAAGTTCTAGTTTCATTATCAAAATTTTTACATACTACTATTTCTTCTTTTTCATATAAAAACAAATAATAATCTAAGTTATATTTCTGCAGTAGTTTTTCCTCGCTGCCAACATCTACATAAATGTTGTCAGAATACTTTTCGTGAGATTTTATTATTTCGAAATTCTCACAATTTTGAATAATAATTGCTTTTTTCATAAAAATTTAAAACTTGATAAATATATTAAAGTATATGTCACATGAATATTTAAACAATAAAAGTTTTGAAACCATAATTATTAGATTTCAAAATGCTAAGAGAAAACAGAAAAAATTTGAATTTCTTAAAATAGACATAGAGTTACAGCAACTAAAACTTAAAAGTAAAAATACAATTAAGATTCAGCTTAATATAAGCAATGAAGAGGTTGCAAATAATAATCACGAATATTTGGCATCACAAAAAATACTTGCCGATGCTTTTTATACACTATCAAAAAACATCGTCAGATACGCAAAATTTTCAAATATTGATGAAGACGATGCAATACAAGAAGGTGTTTTGATTTGCTTTGAAAGAGTTGAAAAATTTGACCCCACAAAAGGGAAAGCTTTTAATTATTTAACTACATGTATCCTTAATCATTTCAGACAATTGTGGCGTACAGCTAAAAACTATAATGAGTTGAAAAAGAAGTATGGAAAATTGTTTCAATTGAAATCAGGTATGCCAGTTTCATCGTTCAAAAAGAAAGAAAAGAAAAGGCATTAAAAAAAGGATATAATTTATATTATGAAAAAAAGTTTTATAGAAACCCTAGAGAGACAAGAAATACTTGATATTCTAGAAAAAAGCGGTGTCGGAACACAAATAGAAGCTTTGCTAATGAATGAAAACAAAGTTTACACAAAAAAGGGCAGGCTAAATAAAAGTGGTGCTTGCAGAGTGTTGGGACTTAAGCCAAAACAATTAGATGACTTTTTGGCAAAATGCAGGAATATGATTAGAGCCGACCAAATGCATGATTAATTCTGCAACGCAAAACATCTATCATATCTTAATGTAAGATCAATACTCATTACATCATTGGATGAGTAATCTACTTCGTTGAAATTGATGTCTTGTGGCCAAGCGTTTTGAAATTCCCAAGATTCAACTAAGCAACCAGAACCATCATACATGTTTAAATACGCCGTCTTTTTAAATTGATCCGCTGCTTGCCCAGCATTCGGGTTCTGTGTCGCAAAACGATAAACTGCAGCCTCTGGATAATAGTAGCTTTCAATCCATTTAAATATTGGATTTTCTTTATTTAAAGCAGGATTATAGGTGTCATAAAGAGTTATTTGAATTGGCTTGAATTCAACTTTACCGGGCATGTAAATCGTTTCCGTCAAGTGTTCTAATGCTATTTCTTTAAAGCTTATGTTTGGACGCTGTGCCTTATAAGCAATTTTGACATCAAGACCACCGTACATGGACACGCCTTCGATTAAGAAGGCAAATCGCATTTGTCTTTTGAAGCGAAGGTTTGTGTTATACAAACCCATGTTGATTTGTTTAAAAGGTGCAGCCATAATAATTAAACGAGTTCGCTTACTGTAAAAATAAGCGAACTCGTTTCCAAAGAGAATAAATTAAACGCCACAACCGGGGGAGAAACCGGGGTTTGGTTGCTCACCGCAGAAGTTCTCCCACTTGGCGAACTGATAACGGAGAGTCAACTCTAGGGTTGCCTCTTCATTGCTGGAATAGTCTAGGTCACCGAAATTGACGCTCTGTGGCCAGCAGTCATACAAGTACCAGCTTTCAAGCTTGAGACCACCACCATCAAGCATGCTTAGTGTGCCCAAGGCAGCATAACCACCGGGACCAGAAGCATTTGTTGACATTCTGGGGTTAATTCTAGTGCCATTCTTCCCCAAGAAGTCATACACAGAGCCAATCCAGTCATAAAGATACAAGATGGTATCACTACGAACAGGGGCAACATCATAATATGTCACGCTGACAGTTTCAAATGTAGCTTTGCCGGGGATATACATTTTGCCATGCAAGAAATTAATTTCAGTTTCTTCAAAGCTAATATTAGGACGGGAAGCCACCTTCACATAGTCGGGTGGCACAAATTTGCCACCGCTACCGTTGATATTGTCAACCTGAAATGTCCATCTAAATTTTCTCTTGAAAAGCAAGCCTTGTGTAAGGCCCAGCTTTCCTATACCCATATCTTTAGCCATATTAGTTTCTCCTTATTATTATCTTAAAATTGAAGTACTTTCGGTGAAGCTTCCAGTACGATGCAGACTGAACTCAACGAACACGAATTCGGTTGCTCTTGTTGGCTGCAAGCCAATCTGTGCCCTCAATTCATTTCTATCGACTACATTAGGTGGATTGTTTTCAGCATCGCACTTTACGACATAATCGTAGACACCGCTATTGGCTTTTACTGTATCTAGAATGCCGCCTGCAATATTTACAAACTTCTGTTCAAGCTCAGGTGTGTGAGGTTCAAATAGTAAACCTCTAGCCTGCCGCCTAATTTGTTTTTCAACATAGAACAACATTCTTCTAACATTAACTCTGTCAAGAGCAGTAGGAGTGCGCTGTAGAGTTTTCTGTCCCCATATCATATAGTTATCGTTACCAACATACTTAACAATTGGATTGACAGCGTTGCCGTTACCATACATCGCATCCTTCTCAGCCAAGGTTGGAACCATTGCCAAACCATTAACACCGGGAATGATGCCACGAACTAGACCGGCAGGAGCAAACCATGGGAAGCTAAGATTATCGGACCTAGCAAAAGCAGTTACAACACCACAGCTAGGTGGAACAGTAACATTGATGCCGTTATAAGTATCACGATAAATCAGCCAAGGCCAGTAAAGGGCAGCAAAGTCAGAATCAAATCTTTGATTATTGAGTGAATGCTGTCCGTTCTGCCACTGAATAACTTCCAAAGGAGTCATGCCAGATGGGGGATCAATAATTGCAAAGCAGTCCTGACGGTAGTTTGCACATAGATTGATCAAAGCCTGAATGACAACAGTGGATGAAGCACCGGGAACAGCTACTGTATCAATATCAGTTTGCTCTGGTTCGCTGAAAGCATTCAAGCCGCTAAGGTTCAAAGGATCGCCAATTAGCAAAAGCTCCCTTAATTCTGGTTCGGTAATTGGAGGAACTCCATCTGTGCCACCCGTTAAGAACAATCTGCCAGAGCCAGATATAGGAGAATTGCTGGGAGGCGAAGAAACATCAGTGTTATCAACAACATTGATGTAATTGCTTACGGCACTGACATAAGTCTCAACATAAAACTGAGATGATGGATTTTTTGTCAGATTGCCCCAAGCTTCAACTTGAGTTATAGAACCAGTTAGTGGATTTCTCATGTATACATTCAAACCGAATGTACCACCAGAAGCATCATTCTGGCAAACTACGAAGAAATTGTTGCACTCAGTGCCGGGAGTGTCACCAGTAACCAAGAAGGAATACGCAGAGCTTGAAGCAGCAACACCAGTGATAATTCCATAAGCTGAAGAACCACTGTCGTTTGAGCTTCCGCTGGTGCTAACACCAGAATATGTCTTGGTAGTGTCTAATCCCAAGGCTGTAGCCAAAGTGCTAGACGATCTGACCATGATTTTGGATTCTCTACCATAACCATCAGCGGTCAAAACGACATGATTAGATACGGCAGAAGCAGAGAAGCCACCAAATAGACTTGGATTTGCTGCTAATTGATTGTTAATCTCTGTAGCAATACCTGTTGCAGTTGTAGTGGTATTTCTTAAATTGCCAAGATTGACAATTTGAATTTTGCCATCGTAGTTCACATTGCCAGTTCCTTCAACGACAACTTGCAAATTAAGATTTGTCATTTCAGGTCCAAAAATGTAGTTGCTTATGGTTGTGTAACCGTTAGCTGGGTAACGATCTGCAGTACCTGTTATCGAAGGGCTGGTGTTTGCTGTAGCCAAGCCAAAAACATTGTTTGTATTGACATATTTGGTTCCAACTGTTGTATAGCTAGCAGCACCGCCAAGCAAGCTATCAGCGCTACTAATTATTTCCAAGGAGGACTCAGGTCCAAAAGCCCATGTAGTCCTGATTCCCAATTTGTAATAGGAACCTAAAGTGTCAGAGGTAGAATAGCGATAGAACTCGATGCCGTCAATTTCCGGGTCAAGCTGACTATTCAACTCATCAACAACTTCTTGCACGGTGTAAGAATTATTGGTATCGGGTGATGGTCTATTTGCATCAGCATAAAGTACTAATGTCTTATTGCTAGTAACACCATTTAATTTCCAAGAGAAGTAAACATCATTTGGAAAACTTACTGTGTAAGTAGTAGGCACAGATGTAGCACCCGCAACAGAAACAGGGTCGCCAGCAGAAGGGACTTCAACTTGTGCAGTAGCGGCATAATAAGGACTTATAGGATTGGTCTCACCGCAACGAACAATGTATAATTCGTTGGTAACTTGCAGAGCCATCATTGCGGCGTAAGCCAAGTAGGCAGGATTGTCATCACTTGGGTGTGGATACCCAAACTTCATGTTGAAATCAGCTATGCTGGTTACCTGTGTGGGGGTGTTAATTGGGCCTTTTGAGGCAAATCCTACTAGCCCAATTCTCTGGGCTTGCTGTGTTTCTGCCACCAAAAAGGTCAAATCCTTTTCAGTCACTCTTACTGAAGGACTTATTGTGTTAGATGCTGGAAACCCTTTTAATATAGCCATTTTAAACTCCTATGCATATTAATCATTCAAAACCCTAGTACTAATAAGACCAGCTTGTTCGGCCCTATCTATATATTGTGTATATCTATCATCTTCGATAATAACTTTATTTTTTTCTTTGCCTACTCCGGGGATATCCATGACAGTAAACTGATTGACTGCTCTTCTGGAGCGAACAATAAGCTGTATTGGTGACTTCTGCTTATTAGTAATCTCAATCATGATAACCCTTCTACAGACTCCTCTAAACGCTCCAATACTTCGCTAATCTCAGCCTGATTAAGAGCATTGACAAAGTCAATTTTAGTTTTAAGCACTGCTTTTTTCTTGACAATTGGTTGCCCAACATATGTCTCTGCAGTCAAACTAAATTGAAACTTCACTACTCTCAAGGCTGCATCTCCGGGTTCAGTTTCCAAATTGTTGGCAATACTTTCCAACTTTACAGTAACTTCCCAGAGAACTCCTCTTACCTTTATGTATGCAATAGGGCTGAATTTGTTTACAATTTGTTCCAAAATTTGATTCATATCTTCGACTTGTAGTGTCCAAGCATATAAAGTGTAACCAATATTTAATGGTAAACCTCTTGTTACACCGAATACAGTATCATTTTCATACCGTTCAGATGCAGTAAAAGATGGCTTTCCTTTTAGGTCTCTCAAATAATTAATAGCCCTATGATATGTGTAACGATTTGTATCAATTGAATACTCAGTTGCACTTATTGCAAGCATTGGCAGCTTAATTCTATCAACGACAAGTGTCTCATCTTTTCTGACATTATTTTGGATTACTGCAGCAACTGCTCTTTCTTGTGTAGCCCATATAATTGGCACGGGATGAGCTTTGCCATCGTCATCAATTACCACTAAATCCCTGAATAAATCCATTACGGCTTCATCTGTTGCTCTTATTGATTTTGAATATCTATAAATAGTTTGTGTATTGTATTTATTTGGATCATTTACTATGTGTCCAGCTTGCATAGGGTCGCTATTATTCGCTGAACCCAACCCGACTTTTTTATCTAAAAATTCATCAAACCAATCATCATTAATATCGCCAGTATTGTTTTGATTGTCCGCAGGTTGATCGCAATGACCGGGTGGTGGATCAATATTTTCAGAACGACCAAGTGGGGACATGTCCCCGCAAGCATCGAGGTTTTTTTCATAACCGTTTGGATTCGGACCTATTGGTTTCATATTCTATTATAGATATCCACAAACAAACAAAAAACGCTTTCTGTTTATAGCAGAAAGCGTTTTTTCTTATTTAAATTATATATTAAAGACCAAATTGCCCACCGCCCATACCACCCATACCGCCACCCTGCATATTAGGAGCAGAGCCACCAGCCATGTTGCCACCCATGTCTCCTGAGCCAGAGGCATCGCTAGGCAT